TTGAAATTGACGGAATAATCTGAGTTGTAATCATCTCGCAGATCTTCTACCGCAGGATCACCTTTGTACTCAAGTAACCATTCCCCAAAAGATTTTTTCATAAGGAATTAATCTATATTCAGTTCTGAACTAATTGAACCCACAACGCTCTGTCCTGGACCTGTAACTCCCAAAGTAATTGTTCCGCCCGCCACCGAAGTGATCGCAGCTGTTGGATTTCCACTGGCACCTGAGTATGTAGTCACATTTCCGAATGCCGGCAAGTTTGCTACCACCCCGCTACTCACTGTGGAACCAGATCCAATTGCCGCTACAACGTCCCCTGAAGTCCAGCTTTCGCTGAAACTCGTTGCAGCACCTGCAGTTGTCTGCGCGTAGCTATTACTTTTAAATGTTCCTGCAGCAGTAGCAGAAGCTGGAGCGGTTACACCACCAAGAGTGCTTGAGGTGATGTTGGTTGCACTCATGGAATAAGTGGATCCAATTCTGTTAGAGATGGAATAAGCCCCATCTGCTGTTGCTTGTGCAGAAGCAGTGATCTTGTGAGTAAGACCTCCTGCGTGAACTGGAGAGCCTAGAAGCAAAAGTAATAAGAGCCAGCGTTTCATAAATAAGCCTTGGAAATGTTTGTAGCAAAGCCAATAATTGTTATTAAAGCAGCGATGACAGCACTTGCGCCGTATACATTGCGTTCTAGTACTCTAACTCGTTCGTTTAAATCACCGTTTTTCTCTTCAAGACGTTGAATCTTGAGAGCTTGAACCACAATGCGAGTTTCTTGGTTCGCATCAAGAGAGAGTCCTTGATCAGTCATGCTTTGTCGTTAGGTCCGATGATTCTTACAGGTAAAGTTTCAACCCTTATTGTTTGAACATTGCTTGGTTGTGCAGCCAATAATTCTTGCATTTCTTTCTTATTCATAGGCTTATTATCTGAATCACCTTCGTAAGTCCCATCTCCTCTTTTCTTTGCTGTCTCAAGCCCAAATGAGGCTAAAGCTCCCGTGAAAACGCTTGCTATGAAAGTCGGGTCGATCCTTTCTTGTTTACCTAAACCAGGCAATTCTACATAGTTTAAAGTTAATATAAAACCGCTCCAAACTACAACTCCAAGTCGGACGAATGTAGAAAGAACTGCCAACTGTTCACTTTGAGAATCCATAGAGTCTCTTAGTTTGCTCAATGGCCCCTTCTTTTTTTCTGGCTTTTTAGGCTCAGGTGGGGGTACTGGGTCGGGCATGATTAATAGCGAATCGCTACTACATTAAATGAATGAAATCACAGCTGCAATGATTGGGGCAATTGCCAGTGCTTTCCTTATGGCTCTAGCCAACATTAGTAACAGACGGGAAAGAGATATAAGAGAACTTTTCCATCGGATTAACGCTTTAGAGAAGGAAGTGGCTCGTAGCGAAAAACCTCGTAGGCTAAGGGGACTTTAATTAACTTCTTATGGACTTCTTAGGAGAGGCTTGGTTCTGGATCATTGTCGCTGCTGCCAGCGAGATCATTTCATTGAACCCAAAGTTAAAATCTAATGGCGTAATTCAACTTCTTCAGGCAGCATTAGAAGACCTTAAAAAGAAAAAAGGCAAATGAATATGTACAAACCTGAATGGGCTGAAGAAGACCGTCAACGTGTCATGAGAATGGATTCTCTTTATACACTTGATGAACGACACAGACCTGAACATCCCATGCACGGACTGTATACAGGACTTCATCAAGAGACCTTAATTGCAGAAAAATGGATGAAACAAATAGAAGGTATGGAACATTTGCTCCCCAGCAATAGTTGCAAAAAATAAAATCAATGTTAAAAAACACTTGAAGACTACAGGTCTGGGTCTTCGTAGGCGAAAAAGAAGGCTCCTAGTTCCCCCTCCTAGGAGCCTTTTTTAATGTCTCCTATGAACAGCCTCCTTCTCCCTTTCCATTTTCAATTCGTAATACGCTGCAAAATAAACAAATTCCTGCTGAGTCATCTCATTTCTAATTTGTGAGACTGTCTTCCCTAATTCGGAGGCTAAAAAGAACTCAAAATAGAGCCAGTTGTCCTCCTTCAGTCGTTTTTTGCATCTTCGACTTCTCCTCCTTCATTAAGGTCAAACAGAAACAATTCCAGCTCGTTTAGCACCGCCTCAGGAAGTTCCCTTTGTAATTTCGCTGCATCAGCCAAAGCAAAGGCTTTTGTCCCATCCTCCAGCTCAGCTAATTGGCAAAGCATTTGAGTGCTTAAAACCAAAGCTTCGTCACTTTGAGAAGCACTGACGGCCCGCATTCGATCAGCCCTAGTAATAGGCTTGAAATAAAGATCAATCAAATGCTCACCATTTGCGTTCTTTAGTTCAAACTTTCGACGATCATTAAGATCAAACGCACCACAGATCAGATCAACAGTGCGCCTTTTAGCCGTCGCCATATAAAGTTAATGAGATTAGCCTTTATATTAGATGCTCAAGGTGATTGCGCCATTAGTGACAAAAGAACAAGTCACTTTCTGAGTCTCACCCATAGCAGCTCCATATTCTGTCGAAGTCATTACACCATCAAAGGTGATCTTCTTAGAACCTGAGGTATCGGTATAAAGCTCAAAAGCAGCACCGCCTGAATCAGTTGTAGCATTAATGTACTCAATAAAAGCATTGGTTTCATCTCCACTAGTGCCTGTATAAAGCAACTCAATAGAGCCTGATCCACCAGGCATTCCACCAATGTGAGCCTTTGCAGTATCACCCATTGCAGATGTTTCTAGTGCATCACGATCAATAGTCAGAGACCATGATGTTGTGCTTGCGATGGCAGCAGGACTAGATCCTCCATCATCAAATTTGACGGAGCCTTGCTCCCCTTTGTAAAAAGCCATAGTTAAAGTTCCTCGAAGGTGTCGAAGGTCATACGGACCTGAGTTTGGAAGTAACCCTCAGGCGCAGCTGTGGCTAACACCTCAGGACCAGTTGGCGGATCGAAACGAACCCCCGAAACCGTGATTCTATTGTATAAGTCTCTAACTCTTTTGCCGACTGTCAAGTTTTCTCCAGGTCCAACCCCTTTTGCAGAGAAGATATTAATTAGAACAACTCCAGTCAAAAGATTATCTGAGCCTGTTTGATCTCCTTGAGTTAAATAAGAACTTGTTCCAAAATTGACAAGACATTGAAGGAATGTTGAGGCAGGCGTTGGGGTATAAGGCATATTCTGAAAAACAACGTCATAAGCAGGACTGCTGTCCATTTCAGTCTTCAACCGACCTTCAATAGTGGCTCTAACTGTGTTCGGGTCGATTGCTGCCATTACCTACGCCTCTTTTGCACTGCATCCCAAAGTTTAGGAGCTTCTGTCTGAAGATCTTTTTTGATCTGCTCAAGCCATCCAAGCTTCACTTGATTCTTTTTACTTCTAAATTGCCCTCCCCAAGAAGGAGGGAATCCTGAAACATATCCAGCATTAGCCTCTGCATAAGGGAGATTGTTGTGGAGGCTGTAATCATGCCCAATTGTTGGATGCGTAAACCCTATGAATTTCGCATCTTTAACGGCATGATCTTTCCTCCCTCCTTCATACTTCTCCGCTGGGTCATCTCCAGGTTTCGGACCGTCTTGCCCAACTTGCCAACTTTGACGCATTCGACCAGAATCAACAGGTGTATTTAATTTAATAGCTTGATCCGTTTCAAGAATCAGAAGACGCAAAAAAGTCTCATAATCTTTCTTATAAGCCTCACCAATTTTTGAAACAGGAATCATCTTTATGCCCTCAATATCAGCTGATAAGTAATAGCAGTATTGGCCTGTTCAACAACTTCTACTCTAATTATCTGATGAATAATAGAACTAATTACAACTCTATCTGCTGTTGTAGGAGTATAAGTCAAACTTCCAGCAGCAATTGTCAAGCGACGATCATCGGCTTGAATTAAATCATTTACCTCCCTTTTATTTACATCTTCAATAAAACCTTTAACAGTTGTATCAGAAGCAGTCTCTCCAACTGCTCCGGTTGTTGTGTTGTAAGCACCTGTTGTTATTCGTCTGATAGTGACATCACCACCAACAGAACTTAGAACTTTTGTGCTGGCTTTTTTTAAAGAAGAAGCAATTCCCATTAGACCCTATAAGCGATACAAGCTCCACTAGTCAAAGTAATACTTGTTATCAACCCATAAATAGTTGTACCAGCCGCAACAGTCTCACTAGCAATTGAATTACCAGTCAAATTTGAAGACATTGCACTGATTTGAGTCTCTTCATAGAAGTCAATTCTTTTGAATCGACCTGTATGTGCAGCAGTGTCAGTGATGACCTCACCACCAACTGCATAATCTGGATCGGCTGAATACATGAGAAATTAGCTCCGTTTGATAGCTACGTTACCTGGCCCACTGATTCTAAGGCCAGTGAAATACCTTTCAAACATTGGTGGCACTCTATCTGCTCCAATCGCTCCATTTAACAAGTTAGGAGTTACGTTAATGCTTCCTAATTGGACATTTTCAAAGTCTTCTAAACCACTTAAGCCAATTCCACTGACGTTGTTCTGCAAATAAACAGCCAAAACAACTTGAGCTTTTTTGATCTGATCTGGGATTTCAGTATCGGTGTAGTAGTCCGTAGTAATTCTGAAAGGGAATCCAACTGCATAAGTATTGATATAAGTATCTGGCTTCCTGACTCCAGTTCTAGGCCACTGCAAAACCTGAGTATCAGTAGCTTTTGACCCTAGGAATCTTTCACGATCAATTCTTTGACAAGCTGTATATAGAGCACGATTGCGATAATCATCAGAAGTTGAGCCTGCTTCCCACGCAACTACATCATCATCAGGAACAAGGCCAGCAACTATGTCATTGGCGTCACTCAGTGTTAGGTAACTGTTTGCGTTCGCAGCTCCCGCTGTCGCAACTATCGTGATCGCCAT